ATGAGGCGATTGGACCGCAAAATGGTCTGGTCGCCTCTTTTTTTGAAATTTTTTCTGAGGTTAGGGCTCAGAAAGTGAGCTCTAAATGGCAGTAAAAGGGCGAAAAACCGTGCTGTAAAGCCATCAAAAATGACCTCAAGCTTTGCAGAAGAACGGAATATCGATGGTTTTCGTGCTGCTTTTTAGAGCTCACTTAGTGAGCTGGTGATTTGATCAGTCTTCAGCTATCATGTAGTCAGTTCAAGGGACGAGCCCAAAAGGACAGACCCAAGAACACAAAAAAATATCGTAAGCCCGATTCTAGAGAAGGCGAAGGATACCATAACGGAGTTTTACCAGCTGGCAGATATCATCTGCTGGAGGTGAAACAGCCGGTCTATGGGTGTACCTCCCATCTCTGGAATCGGGCTTTTTGCATTTTGCAGGCAGTCCCAGCTCAGAATGTGAGCCCTGCTCCGCTTCCGTCATCGGTATCCTTCTCCCTCCCTGAGTCCGGGGGAAAGGACAAGAAAATGACTAACATGCTGATGAACGGTGCAGTTGCAATCTATGGCGGCGTAGGCGTGATGGAGATTCATCAGCCGTTACCGCAGGCAGTGGAGAGCGTGGCACAGGCTGTCGAGGACTTGGCAGTCAACGCACACATCTCTCTGCGTGAGCTGAAGAACTGCGTGGACAAGGTGCTGGAGAAGAAGATTCCCGGCTATAAGCAGCTCATGGAAACAAATCCGGTGGTGGCAGCAAGGGCAACCGTGAACGGTGCGACGATCACGGCGTATACGAACGGCTACGCAGTTTACGAAGCAGACGATGCACACACCGTGCTGGATGTGAACCGTTGCGGTGACTACCGCTATGATTTCAACGATGGCACCTATGAGGTCGTCCCGGCTGAGGTGTTCGAGGATGCGGAGTGGACTGTGCGCCTGGTTATGGAGGGCGAACGCCGACTGGAGAATAACCGCAGCAAGATCAGCCGTGACTACGAGGAGTTCGCTCTGTCCTGCGATGGCACAGATTGGTGCGATGCCGCTATGGTGGACTTCATGGAGGCAGAAAACGCTGAGATGCTGGCGGACGAGGAACTCCGGAAGCTGTATGCCGCCATGAGCAAGCTCACGGAGCGTCAGCAGGAAGTCGTCCAGCTCTACTTTTATAAGGGGTTGAACCAGTACGAGATTGCTGAGGAACTTGGCATTGCTCGCCGTTCTGTCGGGAACTGCCTTGAGGGAGCTTTGGAAAAAATCAGAAAGTATTTTTAAGAAAGTACCTCCCAAACGGCAAAAAATCGTGCGCTTTATGAGAGGACTTCCTCTCACGAATACATCCAAGGAGGTTACACCCCATGAGTAACATCAAGAATCCCCAGAGCAACCCCTTAAAGAGTTCGGCCCCGGTGCGGCCGCCCGGTGGCGACACCACTCCGAAGAAAGTCTATGTCTGCTCTCCGTTCCGTCCTACGGCGGTATCGCTGACAGACAGGGCAGAGGAGCAGCGTTCCAATATCGAGAGGGCACTCAAAGCCTGCCGAATTCTCGCCATGATGGGCATCCAACCACTGGCACCACATCTGTACTTCACTCGTTTTCTCAAGGACGATGTAGCAGCAGAACGTGCTGCCGGGATGCAGTTTGGCCTGTCATGGCTGGAACAGGCAGATGAGCTTTGGGTGTTTGGCGACACGGTGTCGGAGGGCATGGCACAGGAAATCGCCAAGGCGAAAGAACTGGGGAAGCCTCTGCCATCAAGTCCGCGATGGCAGAGCTTGGCCCCAATGAAGTGACCAACCGCATCAAGATTGAGCCTCTGGCCCAGCAGAAGCTGGCGGAATCCCTGAACCAGAAGTACGGCGAGGATGCGGTGTTCATCAATAAGGTGGTCATCAACGATATGGATTTTGAGGAAGCCTATAATACGGCCATTCAGCAGAAGTCCATCGCCCAGCAGAACGCTGATAAGCAGAAGATCGAGAACGAGGCTGCCATTGCTAAGGCCGAAGCCGACAAGCAGGTGGCGATCACCAATGCAGAGGCGGAGGCACAGAAGACCTCCATTGCTGCAGATGCACAGGCCGAGGCAAACCGCAAGATTGCAGAAAGCCTGTCGGAGCCTCTGATCGAGTACCAGAAGATCCAGAAATGGGACGGCAAGCTGCCCACCGTCAGCGGCGGCAATGCACTGGTCAGCATCGACCCGGCAGAGTAAGCAAGTACACGAACCGAGGACAGGGCGGAGGCTCTGCCCTTTCTACATGAAATGGAGGATAAAGACTATGGCAGTTACGAAGAAAATCGAGATCGATGGTCAGATGGTGGAGTTCCGAGCCAGCGCAGCCGTGCCGCGCTTGTACCGCATTAAGTTTGGCCGGGACATCTACAAGGATCTGAGATCCCTTGAAAAAAGCGTGGATGACGGCAACGAGGAGAGCTCCAGCCTTGACCTGTTCAGTCTGGAGATGTTCGAGAATATTGCCTATATTATGGCGAAGCATGCCCATCCGGATCAGGTGCCGGACACCCCGGATGAGTGGCTGGAGAACTTCAACACCTTCTCCATCTATCAGATTCTGCCTCAGTTGATTGAACTGTGGGGTCTGAACGTGCAGACGGAGGTAGAGGCAAGAAAAAACCTCGCAAAAGTGAGCGGGTAATGACCACCCCGCTCTTCATGCTGCGCTGTGTGCAGCTCGGCATCAGCATAGCCGACCTCGACTTGCTGACCATCGGGTTGGTCAATGACATGTTCACAGAGCGGCAGAACGATGAGTATCCGTATCAGGAGCTGGCATCGCAGGCTGACTTTGACCGGTTCTAACCAAACTTTCGTGCTTATATTGATTGCAAAATAAGCACGAAAGTTTGTGAGGATAAAGAAAAATCCCGTCCAGCGAATGCTGGGCGGGAAAATACTGTGATAGACAGTCCTATTCGATTTCAACATCATCAAAACCAACAAGGTCATCTTCAGTGATACCGAGACGTCGAAACAACTCTTCTTCGGAAATAAAGGGAGACGCAGTTTGTTTTAGAGAATTGATATCGTTTATAAAGACATTGTGACTGGCCAAAATTAATTCAGCGTCATCAACAACATGATAATAGCTGTATGTACAGAGCAAGTCGTAACATTCGGAAATATATCCGAGTATATCGTACTTTTTGAATAGTTCAGCACATTCGATAGGTGAAATATGCCATCTGGTCTGTGCTATGCGAAAAACCCAGCATTGCATATCTGCTATGTCAATTTCTCTTTCGGTCATGCGGAACTCCTATGCAGAAGCAGAATCGGTGGGCTTGCGAGTATCTTCAAAGACATTGCGGAGATAATCCGGGCCCTCCATCCAAAGACCAGTGGAGTAATCGAACAGTTCCTTATAAGCAGGAGAGCTCGAAAACTCAAAGAAAGCCTGATTGAAGGGAACACCTGTTTCGGTGCAGTAATCTTCGAGCATTGCACGCATGACGTTTACAGCACAGGTTTCGCGCTGTTCATCGCTGATATTATAGGTGCTTGAAGTCATAGAGATCACTCCTTACAAATTCGAGGGATTGGATTGCCTTTTCGTTGCAGAAACAGAACTGGTCTTCCAGACGATTCGGCAGTAGTGCTTTGATAGCAAAGCTATCGGCGTCTTCGGAGCCTGGCTCGCCATAAGCGCGCGTGGTGTAAAGCTGCAAGGTACGAGCAGTTTGATCATCGGCTATTTTCCCACCGATGATATCAAACTTGGCATACCGTTCCCGGACATCCGGGAACAATGTTCTTCTACGGTTTGAAGCCACAAAATGCAGCCAATTCCTATCCGCAGCGTTGAATAAGTGAATAGCAATGTCAGGATTCATATGAAGTTTGAAAACAGAAATGTAACCAATCGTTGTGCCAGTAGGCAGTCTTTCCTCGTTGACTTGTTTGTTCACAGACAGCGGAACAAAACCTTGAGCCTGCTTGTAGGAGCTTGTGACGTAGAAACCGCGTCCGAAATCTTTTCCTTGCTTGCATTTGTTAAGATCGATTTCGGACACCTGTGTGAAACTACCGTGATAGAGGAGCATTCCATTTGTTAATGTCAGCATACGGAAACACCTCGATTCTTAAGCATTTCCTCGACATCGTCCAAGGCGCACTCATAGCTGCTCAAATGGAGAAAATCATAGCATCTGGCAATAAATCCAAACACATCATTATCCTGAAATATCTTCGTGCAGGCTTCGGGAGACTTTTTCCACTTGGCTTGAGCCATACGGAAAACCCAGCACTGCATATCCGCAATGTCAATTTGATGTTCACTCATAGGGCGTACCTCCTTTGAGTACAATTTCTCAATTTAAGTATAGCTCTTTTTCCGGCTCATATCAACGATAGAATTGTAAATTTTTAAGCCCCCATAAGAAGTAACTCACGAGTTACTTTCCTACGAGTATCATATTTCTCTCGGCCTATTCGCCTTGTGCGGATGGGCCTTTACTTATACCCCGAAGGAGGTGGTTATCCGCATGGCATCCAGAATCGCAGGCATTACCGTTGAGATCGGCGGCGATACTACAAAATTATCCAAGGCACTGGAAGGCGTTAACAAGTCCATTAAAACAACGCAGGCTGGGCTCAAGGATGTTAACAAGCTCCTGAAACTGGACCCCTCCAACACCGAGGCTGTCACCCAGAAGCAGAAGATGCTGAAGGAAGCCATCGAAGCCACCAAGGAGAAGCTCACCACCTTAAAGACGGCGGCAGAACAGGCCAACCAGCAGCTTGCGGATGGCAAGATCACACAGGACCAGTACGATGCACTCCAGCGTGAGATCGTGGAGACGGAGCAGAACCTCAAATCCCTGCAGGAACAGGCGGCGGTAACCAATACGACCCTTGCCAAGATCGATGCGGTGGGGGAAAAGCTCCAGACGGTCGGCTCTCAGGTCGAGGGTGTGGGCAAAAAGTTCTTACCTGTCACGGCAGCCGTTACGGGCTTAGGTACAGCGGCTGTCAAAACAGCGGCAGACTTTGATCAGGAAATGAGCAGGGTCGCCGCCATTTCCGGTGCGACCGGCTCTGACTTCGATGCCCTGCGTGAAAAGGCCCGCGAGATGGGTGCCAAGACCAAGTTTTCCGCCTCCGAAGCTGCCTCCGCTATGGAGTATATGGCGATGGCCGGCTGGAAGACCGGGGATATGTTGGACGGCATCGAGGGCATCATGAACCTTGCCGCGGCATCCGGT